AACATTTGCGTCACAGATATGACTCTAGAGTACGACAATGCAAGATCACATGCTGTAAAATTAGTAAGCACTATAAGAAGTGAATTTAGAAACTTAAGAATTATTGGCGGCTGGCCTGAGACTGAAGGAACAATAGATTGGACTGAATCAGCGTTTGTTATAGAAAGATTTAGCGATGCTATTGAAACATCAGGTAACCTATTTGAAAATATAGAAATATCAAAATTCACAACAGGGTTCTATTCAGATCACGATATCGAAAATAATACATTTAAAAACAATAATATAAGCGATTGTGCATACGGAATTGTCTTTGGAAGATCTACAACTGGTAATACTGGACAAAGAGTAGGACCATCTAACAATTTAATTAGAGATAATATTTTTAAAGTAATACACAAACATGGAATATGGATCGAAAAAGGTACACTTAACTCTTCTAAGAAAAATAAGTTTTATACTGTAGGAACAGATGCCGGCAACGAAGAACTAGCTGTTGAAAGTATTATTAAGTTTACTGAATTTGGTAATAACAGTGATGACGATTACTTTAAAAGAACAGAAGAATTAAGCTATGGTTCTGTTGTTAACGTAACTAATGCAAACTCTGTAAACTTTCAAAGTGATAATGTGATATACATACCAGAAGTTGAAGGAATTTTTAACTACAAAAGTAACACAATGCACAGCATTGATGTAATATACACAAACGCAAACTTTGTAACAGCGTTTAGATTGCCTGCAAACCAAACAAGAAGTTTTACTATTGATTATAGATATGTTCCTCAAACATTGAGTGCTGTTAGAAGTGGCACATTAGAAGTTTTAATAGACAGAATAAACGATGACGTTATTATAAACGAAGATTTTGACTTCTCAGCTACAGATCAAGGTTTGTATGATAACTTAACATTTAGAGCAAAGCTGATTAACATTGGAGCTCAAACTAGTCCTGCAGATCAAAACGACGATACAGTCTATGTTGAGATGAATAGTACTACGCTAGGTGATACTGGCAAGCTCTACTTTACAATATCATCCAAATCATAAAAATAATGATTGACAACAGGACAGTTTTCACGTATTATACATACATGATTACTTACAGTACAATCTCAGATGTTTAATAAAGACTACGACGAAAGACTAGCTTGTTGGCGTGAATTTCGCTTGACTTTAGAAACAGCTAAAGATCCGCTACAAGATGTAATAAACTTTTATAAAACAGTTCCTCTAGTAAGTATTGCTACAGATCCCTGGGATCAAAAAACTTGGCCTACGCCTTGGGAACTTATAAAAGAGAACGAATATTGTGACTTCGTAACCGTGCTGGGAATGTGCTATTCGCTACAGTTAACAGACCGTTTTAAGAGGTCAAATTTTGAGATACATATCAGTACAGACAACGAAAAGAGCGAAAGTTATTACTTGCTTTTCGTTGATAATTTCATAATAGGATACGATAGAGATGTATTTGTAACCAGGAAAGATTTGCCAGATTCTTTAATATCGCAACGAATCTACCACATGCCTGATTTACAATAAATACCTCTATACACACAAAACAGATAGGAGCAAACGAGGATGTCAAACGGTATTCACATCGTAAAAAGAAATGGCACTAAAGAGCCAATTAATATTAACAAAATACACAAAGTAGTAGAATTTGCTTGTGAAGGCCTGCCAGGAGTTAGTAGTAGTCAAATTGAAATGAATGCTAACTTACAATTTTACGATGGAATGAGTACTTCAGAGATACAAGAGATAATGATTCGTTCAGCAAACGATCTTATCAGTTTAGATTCACCAAACTATCAATTTGCAGCAGCAAGACTTCTAACATACGGACTTTATAAAGAAGTCTTTGGACAGTTTGAAGCAATGCCGTTTTTAGACATGATTAAAGCAAATATTGATCGTGGTGTATATGACTCTGCAATTTTAGATTTATACACTGAAGAAGAAATAGCTCGTCTTGATAGTTATATTCATCATAAGCGTGACGAAAACTTTACCTATGCAGGCATGCGCCAAGTAGTTGACAAATATCTTGTACAAGATCGTTCATCAGGAGAAATTTTTGAAACTCCGCAATTTATGTATATGATGATAGCAGCTACCCTTTTTGCTAACTATCCTAAAGAATCACGTATGCATTACGTAAGGAGATACTACGATGCGACCTCACTATTTAAAATCAATATCCCAACCCCTGTTATGGCAGGTGTGCGCACTCCTATACGTCAGTTTGCAAGTTGCGTTCTTGTTGATAGTGATGACACTCTTGATAGTATCTTTGCCAGTGATATGGCTATCGGGCGTTATACCGCGCAAAGAGCAGGCATCGGAATCAACTCAGGACGTATCAGAGGAGTTAACTCAAAGATCAGAGGCGGCGAAGTAGCACACACAGGAATCATTCCGTTCCTTAAGAAATTTGAAAGCACAGTACGTTGTTGTACACAAAATGGTGTACGTGGCGGTAGTGCCACAGTGCATTTCCCGTTCTGGCATCAAGAGATTGAAGACATCCTTGTGCTAAAGAACAACAAAGGCACAGAAGATAATCGTGTACGCAAATTAGATTACAGCATCCAGTTAAACAAAACTATGTACGAAAGGTTATTAGCTGGTCAAGATATAACTCTTTTCTCGCCACATGATGTCCCAGGACTGTATGATGCGTACTTTGGCGATGCAGACAAGTTTAAAGAGTTATACGAAAAGTACGAACGTGCTACAAGCATTAAGAAAAAGAAAGTGTCAGCAATGGAACTGTTCTCTGCATTAGTTAAAGAACGTGCAGAAACAGGACGTATCTATATTATGAACGTTGACCATGCTAACACACATAGTTCATTTAAAGATACAGTGTTTATGAGCAACTTGTGTCAAGAAATTACATTACCTACAAAACCACTTAATCATATTGACGATCCAGAAGGTGAAATTGCTCTTTGTATTCTAAGCGCAATTAATGTTGGTATTATTAAATCACTAGACGATCTAGAAGAACTATGCGACCTTGCTATTCGTGCGCTAGAAGAAATTATTGACTATCAACGTTATCCAATTAAGGCAGCAGAAATTTCAACTAAGGCTCGTCGTAGTTTAGGTGTAGGTTATATTGGACTAGCACACTATCTTGCTCGCAATAAAGTACAATACAGCGATCCACAAGCATGGAAACTAGTACACGATCTAACAGAAGCATTCCAATACTACCTGCTAAAAGCAAGTAACACTCTTGCTAAAGAGCGTGGTGCATGTGAGTATTTCAACCGCACTAAATACGCAGACGGCATTCTTCCTATTGACACATATAAGAAAGATGTTGATACTATTGTGGAGAATAAACTAAACTATGATTGGGATAGCTTACGTACTGACATCAAAGAACACGGCCTCAGGCACTCAACTCTGTCCGCACAAATGCCATCAGAGAGCTCATCCGTTGTGTCAAACGCAACAAATGGAATTGAGCCACCTAGAGGATACTTGTCCGTTAAGAAGTCAAAGAAAGGGCCTCTTAAGCAGATTGTTCCACAATATCAAAGCCTTAAGAACTCCTACACATTGTTGTGGGACATGCCTAGCAACGAAGGTTACATCAACGTTGTTGCGGTAATGCAAAAGTTTTTTGATCAAGCCATTAGTGGCAACTGGAGTTATAACCCAACACACTTTGAAAACAACGAAGTACCGATGAGTGTAATGATCAAGGACTTACTAACAACATATAAATTAGGTTGGAAAACTTCTTACTACCAAAATACTTACGATTATAAAACTGATCCAAGTGAAATAGAAGAAGAAAAGCCACAAGAGCAACTTACACCTAGCCAAGTAGAAGACGGCGAAGAGTGTGAGGCTTGTGCAATTTAACTTGACAAACAATTTACTTTGTAATACAATACAGAGTATAGAGAAGGATATAAAAAATAATGTCGAAGAAAACAGTTTTCAATAGAGAAAAAGTAGACTTCACGAAACAGAACATGTTTTTTGGAGAAGATGGAAATACACAGCGTTATGATGTATTCAAGTTTCCTGTGTTTGATAAGTTAAATCAAACTATGCTTGGATATTTTTGGCGACCAGAAGAGGTTAGTTTACAAAAAGATCGTGCGGATTATCAAACATTTCGTCCAGAGCAAAAGCATATTTTTACAGCAAATCTCAAGTATCAAACACTATTAGATAGTGTACAAGGTAGAGGACCATGCCTAGCATTTTTGCCTCATGTAAGTATTCCTGAATTAGAAGGATGTATTGTTACTTGGGACTTCTTTGAAACAATTCATAGTCGTTCATATACACACATCATGAAAAATGTGTATGCAGATCCAAGTGAAGTATTCGATACTATTCTTGACGATCAAAAGATTTTAGATAGAGCCGTAAGTGTAACAAAACATTACGATGCATTTAATGAAGCAAGTGATCTATATTTCCATAAAGGAAAAGGATCAATGCGTGAAGTTAAAAAGAAACTTTATCTTGCAATGCAAACAGTAAATATCCTTGAAGGATTGCGCTTCTATGTGTCATTCGCTTGCACATTTGCTTTTGGAGAACTAAAGCTAATGGAAGGTAGTGCTAAGATTATTTCACTTATCGCTAGAGATGAAGCACAGCATTTGGCATTGAGTACACATATTATTAAGAATTGGACTTCTGGTAAGGATGATCCAGAGATGGTTTCTATTGCAAAAGAGTGCGAAGAAGAAGTTTACGAACTTTGGCGTAACGCTGTTGCAGAAGAAAAAGATTGGGCAGAGTATCTGTTCAAAGACGGATCAATTATTGGTCTAAATGAAAAACTGTTGTATCAATATGTAGAGTACATTGCTAATCGTCGACTAAAGGCGCTGGGTATGAATGCTATCTTTGATGCACCAGTAAACACTAACCCGCTACCGTGGACACAGCATTGGCTATCTAGCTCAGGCTTGCAAGTTGCACCGCAAGAGACAGAAGTTGAAAGCTATATCATTGGCGGCATTAAACAAGACGTTGATAAAGACAGTCTAAAAGGATTCAGTTTATGATTTTAATTTACGGAAAACCAATGTGTCCGTTTTGTGACAGAGCAAAAGCACTATGCGAACAGCGTGGCTTTGCTTATGAGTACAAAACACTAGGCACAGACTACTCAAAGGAAGAACTGTTAGAAACATTTCCTGGTGCAAGAACAGTGCCACAGATTGTTGTTAACGGAAACAAGGTAGGCGGCTTTGATGGCTTTACAAAGTATTTAGAAGAAACTAACTTTACGGATTCAGGTTATACACTGTGAAGATATTAGTAGTTGGTGGCACATCAGGGGCTGGTAAAGAGATAGCAGATTATTTAGATGCCGATAGAATAGGCAGAAAAGATAATCTATCTCTTGCTGAAATAATTATTAAAGCAAAGTCCTATGATGTTGTTATCAATTGCATAAGTGATAATTATCAATTTGATGTTATGAAAGGATTAGTTGATCATAACAAAGAGAATTATAATATCACCTTAGGTGGTCTTAAAGGAAGATTACGCCCTGGACATACCAAACACAAAATTCACGAGTTAAGCGAATCAATCGTTTTTAATAAAAACTATCAAAAACACACACTAGTAAATCCTGCTTGGTTATGGACAACCTGTGATGAAAATCCAGGTTTGGAGCCAATACAACCTAAAGACATGCTAACTACTATTAAGTTCTTGTTAGATTATTATCAAGAATTTAACAGTGTAATCACCCAAATAGATATAAAAGGCGGAAAAAATGTTAATTGAAACACCATACAAAGACGGAGACACAGTTTCTATTAAGATGTCATCAGGCGAAGAAGTAATTGCCAGACTTGACTCTGAAACAGAAACAGAAATAGCGTTAGTTAAACCCTTGATGCTAGTTGTACAACAACAAGGCATGGGACTAGCACCATTTATGTTTAGTGTAACTCCAGATACTAAAATTAAAATGGCAAAAAGTAATGTCATTTGTATAGCAAAAACAGCAAAAGATATTGCAGACCAGTATACACAACAAACTACTGGCATTCAGATGGCTCTGTAACATGCCCGGTGTAGTTAGAGCAGATGTGGATACAGCCGGAGGAGGCACAATTAGAGCTTCTGGTAATTCTACTGTTTACGTAAACAACCAATTAGTTATCGTAGACGGTGATCCTGTTGATCCTCACGGCCCTGGCGAACATGCTGGTGCTACTATGGTAGCCAGTGGCACTTCAAACACTTTTATTAATAATATAGCCGTATGTTTTAAAGGTGACCTAGCAACCTGTGGCGATCCTGCTACAGGATCAGACGATGCATTTTTTGGCGGAATTTCTTAATTACCACTTGACATCTTTTTGATTTTATGTTATATTAAAACATGAATGAAATAAGACTAAGGCAAATATGATGAAGAAAACTATGTTAGTTGACGCCGACGGCGTCCTTTTTAATTGGGAATATGCGTTCAACCTTTATATGGAAGAACACGGATTTGAACAAGTAGATAATGCAAAGTTAATTTACGACATTGGCATCCGTTATGATATTCCTGAAAAA